CTCGCTAAAGGTAAGTCTCAGAAGACAATCAGTAAAAACATTTCTAAGATGGTTAAAGAAGGAAGACCACAGAAGCAAGCAGTAGCAATCGCATTACAAACAGCTAAAGTAGCTAAACCAAAGAAAAGGAAATAATATGCCAATGGTCAAAGACAAGAAGTTCCCCTATACAACTAAGGGTAAGAAACAAGCTAAGTCATATGCTCAGAAAACAGGAGCAAAGATGACTACTCCTAAAGCTAAACCAGCTAAGAAGATGGGAATGATCCGTGGCTACTAAACCGGGTTTGTATGCCAATATCGCCGCTAAACGCCGTCGTATCAAGGCGGGTTCCGGCGAGAAGATGCGTAAGGTAGGCAGCAAAGGCGCACCTTCGGCGCAGGACTTCAAAGAATCTGCTAAAACAGCTAAGAAGAAGAAATAATGGTAAAGAAGGTATATCAAGACCCCAAAGGTGGTTTAAACGCCAAAGGAAGGGCTTATTTCAAGCGAACTGAAGGGGCTGACCTCAAGCCTCCAGTTTCTGTTAAACAGGCTGCAAAGTCCCCTAAAGCGGCTGGAAGACGTAAGAGCTTCTGTGCAAGGATGGAAGGCGTTAAAGGTCCGATGAAGGACGAGAAAGGCAGACCTACTCGTAAAGCCTTAGCATTAAAGAAGTGGGATTGTTAAGATTTTACTTGACAAACCCATCAAACTATGATAGGATAGCACATGGCTTCAATGAACTATATTCAACTTGTTAATGACGTACTTATTCGTCTGCGAGAGCCAGAGGCTTCTTCGGTGTCAGATAACGCCTATGTTAAGCTCATTGCTCGTTATGTTAATGATTCTAAGCGTCAGGTTGAGGACTCCTATAACTGGAATGCTTTATCAGAGACATTGTCCGCTACAACAACAGCCGACGTATTTAACTATGTATTAACAGGTTCTGGACAACGCTTTAGGGTTATTGATGTTCTTAACGATACCGATAACTTATTCGTTGAGAATGCTTCCACACTTTGGATGGATCAGCAGTTCTTGTTAACAACAGCACAAAAAGGTTCTCCACAGTATTATAACTTTAACGGTACTAATGCTGACGGAGATACACAAGTAGATTTATTCCCAATCCCTAACGGTGCGTATACTCTTCGTTTTAACATTATCAAGCCACAAGTACCTTTAGCAGTCAATGCTGATAAATTATTGGTTCCTGATGAGCCAGTTATCTTAGGTGCATTAGCTAGGGCGCAAGCAGAGCGTGGAGAAGACGGTGGAGTACAGTCTAGTGAGACTTATGTATTGTATCGCCAAAGTTTAGCGGATGCTATTTCATTAGAATCAAATCGCTATATTGAAGAATCTCAGTGGAACTGGGTCTAATGGCTGGCAAGTTACTAACATCGTCTATAGCAGCACCGGGGTTTTACGGACTTAATTTACAGGAAAGCAGTATTACCCTGTCTTCTGGCTATGCACTAAAAGCTCAGAATTGTGTGATTGATAAGTACGGTCGTATCGGTGCAAGACGAGGATGGACTACAGTAAACTCTGCAGTTAATACTGACTTAGGAGCAGGTAACGCAGTAGAGTTTATATTTGAATTAGTTGATGGTGGCAGTAATCAAGTGTTAAGTGCTGGTAATAATAAGTTATTTGTAGGAACTACTACGATGACTACTAAGACAGTGCGTAACACTACTAACAGTGGTGACGCTACTTATACCATCACTGCAAACAACTGGCAGGGTGCTGCGCTGTCTTATGGAGATGTCACTGACTTCCAGCCTCATGTGTATTTAGCACAAGCCGCACATCCTATGCTGGTGTATCATGAGTTACCTACATCAGGTGGAGCTTTTGATGCTCACAATAGTAACACATTTGGATACCAGCGTGTAGGAGATGACGCTAAGTTACCTTCTAATCATAGCACAGCTACCTTTATGCCTAGCTGGGTAATTTCTGCTTATGGCAGAATTTGGTGTGGTGGTATCTCAGGAGACACTCAGACTGTCTATTTCAGCGACTTACTGGCTGGTACAGATTTCTTGAATGGTTCTGCTGGCTACTTAAATCTACAAGAAGTATTACCTAATGGTGATCCTGTAGTCGCTGCTGCAGCACACAATGGTTTTATTATATTCTTTGGTCGTAAGAACATTGCAATTTATGCTAATCCGTTAGACACAGGAGCGTTAACTCTTGTTGAGGTTATCTATAACGTAGGCTGTATTGCTAGAGATTCGGTACAGAATATTGCAACAGATGTATTGTTTTTATCTGACTCAGGAGTTCGTAGTCTACAGCGAGTAGTCCAAGAGAAGTCCATGCCAATGCGTGATATTTCTAAGAATGTTCGTGATGAGTTAATCTCTGCTGTAGCCTCTGAAACAGACTTAACTAAGATTAAAAGTATCTATTACGAGCGTGACGCTATCTACTTGTTAACGCTTCCTACAACTAAGTTTGTATACTGCTTTGATACTCGTGCTTCCTTGCAAGATGGTTCTATGAGAGTTACAGTCTGGGATAGTATTGAACCTAAAGCATTCTTTGTTACTCAAGCAAGAGATTTATACATCGGTAAGCCGGGATATATTGCTAAATACTACGGCTATGCTGATAATACTTCTAGTTATCGTCTTGCGTACTATACCAACTACTTTGACTTTGATGCTTCTACAAATCTTAAAATATTAAAAAAGATTGGTTGGGTATTGATTGGCGGTACAAATCAAGCAGTAGCTGTTAAATGGGGATTTGATTATAGCGAAAGCTATCAAGCTACTACTTATAATTTAGATGCTGCTAATGTGTATGAATATAATAACTCTACTGTAGATACTATCCCCGGATCAACAGAATACAACATTGCTGAATATAGTTCAGGTATTGTTTTAGATCGTTTTAACATTAATGCTGGTGGTCAAGGAACTGTAATGCAATTAGGGCTGGAAGCAGATATTAATGGTAATCCAGTTTCAATTCAGAAAATAGACGTAGCAATCAAGCAAGGAAAGACTTTAGTCTAAGGACATACTATGGCAAATTATACAAAAGCAACTAACTTCACAGCTAAAGACGGTTTACCTACTGGTAACTCTGGAAAGATTGTTAAAGGTACAGAGATTGATACTGAGTTAACTGCCGTTGCGTCAGCTATTTCTTCTAAGGCAGATTTAAATAGTCCTGCGTTAACCGGTACTCCTACAGCACCTACAGCGTCTGCTGCTACAAATACAACACAACTAGCTACTACAGCTTTTGTACAGACTGCTTTATCAGCAGCGTTTACCACAGGCATGATTATGATGTGGTCTGGAACAATTGCTACCATTCCTACAGGATGGGTTCTCTGTAATGGTTCTAATAGCACTCCTGACCTTCGTAATAAATTTGTTATTGGCGCTCATACTGATTCTGCTGGTGTAGCATACTCTACAGTAACTGGAAGCAATACTGCCTCTGGCGGTACTAAAGATGCGATTGTTGTAAGTCATACACATACTGCTACATCTGTTGTCACTGATCCAAGTCATAATCACAATACAGATTCAACAAATGTATTTACAGGGAGTGGTACTTATACTCCTGCTAATGGTGGTGCAGCAAATTATGGTGCTATGCCTAATGCTACAACAGGCATTACTGTTGCTACAACAAACAGTACAGAAGGCTCAAGCGGTACGAATCAGAACTTACCTCCATACTACGCATTAGCGTTCATCATGAAGACCTGATGCAAAAGATTCCAGTCATTATTAGACCGGATTATAAGTTTTACATAGAAGAGTTCCAAGGTCTACCGTTCATGCACTGTGATGTGTATAACTGGAGTCCAGCAGTATTTAAATCATTAAAGAAGGATTGGAATACATTTACAGATTTACATGGTGGTCCGTTATATTGCTGCAAAGAATATGAGACCACTAGTTATTTAAAGTTTATTGCAGCGTTAGGTTTTAAACTGTTTTCACACGAAGTTAGTTTAAAAGGTAACATAATATATATTTATTATTGGAGTGATTAATCATGGGTAGCAGCATAGCGTCATTCGCAGGTCCAGTATTAAGCGTAGCTGGAGGTCTGATTAGCGGAAGCAAAGGGGCTGACGCTGCAAGAGGACAAGCAGAGGCTCTTCGAGCCGCAGGACTACGTTCGTCCCAGATGGCACAGTTTCGTCCTGTTGGACTGACAACTGGCTTTGGAACTTCTCGATTTAGAACTAATGAACTTGGACAAGTTGAAGAAGCTGGATATGAATTAACTCCACAACTTCAAGCTATCCGTGATCGTTTATTAACAAGTGCTGGTGGATATGATCCTACTCAGCTAGGACAAGCAGCACAGCCTATTATGGGTGGCGCAGCTTCGTTATTTAATCTAGGTCAACAATACTTAGCACAATCGCCACAAGAGGCAGCACAGCAATATGTTAGCCAACAACAAGCATTATTAGCACCAAGCAGAGAAGCTCAGTTAGCTGGTGTTCGTAGTAACTTGTTTGCTCGTGGTCGTGGTGGTTTAGGTGTACAAGCGGGCACAGGAGGCGCTCCTACTTCTCCTGAATTGCAAGCATATTATAATTCTTTAGCACGACAAGATTTAGAATTAGCTGCTCGTGGACAAGAACAAGGAATGGCACAGACACGCTTTGGTGCTGGTTTATTTGGTACTGGCGGAGAACTATTAGGTCAAGTACCCCGTCTGACTTCTGCTGGTTATGGTCCATTAGAAACACAGCTTGGCTTAGCAAGAACTGTAGAAGGATTAGGACAGCAACCATTTGCGATGAGTCAAGAACTAGCTCGTCTGCAGTCTGGTGCAGGGGCGCAAGCTGGTAATCTGTATTTACAACCACAGAGAGCTGCGGCAGATGCTTATTCTCAGTATCAGGGTTACAGTCCTTTTGGAACAGCTCTTAGCGGTCTAGGAGGTGCTATGGGAGGCGGCGGTGGATTTGGTGGTTTATCTGCTGATATGGGTATCGGGGGTTCTGGTTTAAATCCTTATAATCGTTATGGAAGTGGATTATTTGATTTAGGAAGAGCGCCAACAGGTTCTACTGGTTTTGAATCGTGGGAAAGTCCCTACATTTAGTAAAAGGAATTAACATGGCTGACATCGTAAATAGTTTATTTGGTATTGATCCTGCTGCATTGCAACAGCAACGAGCTGCTACCGATACTGCACAAGCATTTAGATTTGCACAACTAGACCCGCTACAGCGGGCTAATATGGCAATCTATCAAGGCAGTGCTGGTATTGGTCGAGGTGTGTCTCAACTCCTTGGTGGTGATGAGCAACTTAATCGTGCTACTAAAGTTACACAGTTAGCATCACAGTTTGATATGGGGACTTCATCTGGTTTGCGTGAGTTTGCAAAAGCAGTTTCTCCGTTTGCTCCTGATGTTGGAATAAAAGCATCAACACTTGCAGATGAAAAAGATAAAACAACATTAGGAATAAAAGCAACTCAACAAAAAGTTGATGCCACTGTAAGACAACAGACACTTGATGAGGCTTATAGAGCAGAATTAGCTGCATTAGGACCAAATCCAACAGAAGCACAATTAATTGCTATCTCCGCTAAATATGCTTCCCCTGATGCGTTGCTTAGATCACAACAAGATGCCGCTAATCGCAGAGCATTACTCACTGCAAAACAAGCTGAAAAAGGATTAGTCTTAACTCCTGCACAGAAAGCAGCAGACATGGCTTTTGGTAAAGATTACAATGATTTTGTTGCTGGTGGTGGCGTTAGCACAATTCAAAAGAATATTCAACAACTAGATCAAGCTATTTCTTTAATGGAAAATGCTAAAAAAGCAGGAACATCTTTATCTGGAAGAATTGTAGGATTAGCTGATAGCAGTGGAACTTTATCATATTTATTCCCTGAAGCTGCTCAAGTTAAAGATTTAGTTGGAGGTGTTGCTCAATCAAACTTACGTCAAATATTAGGCGGTCAGTTTGCAGCAAAAGAAGGAGAACAGTTATTAGCTAGGGCATATAATACTGCACAACCAATCAATGATAATATAAGTCGTTTAAAAGCATTGCGTGAGCAAATTAGTACTGCAGCTAATGCTAAGATTCAAGCAGTAGGTTTTTATGAAAATGAAGGGACTCTTGCTGGTTTTAAACCCGGCGCATACGGAGCTTCTGCAGCAACAATTACAGGAGTAACGCCTTCTGCTGAAGACCCGTTAGGACTTCGTAAACCACAAGGAAAAAAATAATGGCAACTATTGCTGATATTCGTAAACAGTATCCACAATATGCTGATGTATCTGATCAAGACTTAGCTCGTGGTTTTCATCAAAAGTTTTATAATGATATTCCGTTTGAAGATTTCTCTACACAACTTGGTTTGGTATCTGCAAAATATACGGATTTAGTTCCTAAAGCAAAAGGCATTAATGAAATTTCTCAAAGATATGGGGACATGACTCCTCAGCAACTAGGAATGGATGTCCCTACAACTGAGACAGGAAAACTCATAGCTAGAACAGCTCAAGGCGTTGCTAAAGGTGTTATTAATCCTGCTATTGCTGCAATGCAAGCTATTCCAGCAACTAGAGATGTAGCACAAGCAATGCAAGAAGGATACAAAGAAACTCGGAAAGAATTGGGCGGTACTGGATTTGATGTTCCTGAATTATTAGGTGCTGTTGTAAATCCTATAAATAGATTTATTCCCGGAGGCGGTTATACCGGCGGAGCAATTGGTGCGATTACTCAACCACTAGATGAAAAAGATATGTCAACTTTTGACTTTTTAGCTGGTAAAGCGCAGCAAGCCGCTGGCGGAGCTTTATTTGGTAAACTTACTGACAATCTTATTGCTAGTATTACACCAAAGTTAAAAGAAGGCGCAAAAGAATTAATTAACAAAGGTGTACCAGTATCACCCGGACAAGCCTATGATGGCGCACCCGGATGGCTGTTCCGTCAGATTGAAAATTTTGGTCTTGGTCCTAAGCCAGAAAAAATTAATAAAGCCTTTAATCCTGTTGTTGGTAATGAAGTATTAGCATCCATTGGACAAGAATTACCTAAAACAGTTGCGCCCGGACAAGCCACAGTTCGTTTAGTTCAACGTCGTATCTCTAGTTTCTATGATGAATCCCTAACTAAATTAGGTCGTAATCCATTAGATACAGACTATAAAACAACAATGGGGACTATTCTTGATCAGACTAGAAATGAAATGTCGTCAGAAGCTCGTGACCAGTTTGTTAAAAGTTTGAATAATAATATCGGTGGTCGCATGGCTAGTAAGAATGGGCAATTAGATGGAACCGATATTAAAAGTATTCAAGAATGGCTCAAAGGACAAGTTAGTAAATGGTCTAAAGGTACTGACAGAGACAGTGTTGGTTTAAATTCAGCTTACGGAGATACACTTGCAAACTTGAATCAATATATTAGCCGTATTGACAAAGACGGTTTAATTGGTAAAGCTGATGAAGCGTGGGCTAAATTGTATAGTTTTGCTGATGCTTCTAAACGAGCAACAACTAAAGGCGGTATATTTAATCCTGAACAATTATCTCAAGCAGTTACTAATCAAGCAGCTACTATTTTATCTGCTGGTGGTGGTAAAGCACCATTAAATGAAACAGCACAAAAAGCATTGAATATTCTTGGAAGACAGGAACCAATAGGTCTATTAAAAGGGGTTATGATTGCTTCAAAAGCAACAACTGGTGTTGCTACTGCTGCTATTATACCTCAAGTAGCCATTCCTATTTTGATTGCGTCAGGTTTCAGCTACACTGCAGCAAAGCAATTAATGAAAACCCCAAGTGCAGCACGACTGGCTGTTAAAAAAGCATTAGAAAATAATACAGGTATGTTTGGTTCTGCTGGAACACAATTGTATCAGCAATTACTCAGTGAAGACGCAGAAACACAATAATAAGACTATGAGCCATGTCCGATCCGTTTGGAATTATAAATGGTGCTAAAACTGTTACCAAAACTCTTAACGAGTCTGTAAAGGCATCAGAAGAACTATCTAAAGCAATCGATGGTGTCCTAGCCGTCGCTGATAAAACAGCAAAAGAAAGGGCTGACTCAAGAAAAAAGTCAAGGGTTGTTAATCCTGATACCACTACCATCCTTGATGCTGTAGATGAGTTTCAAAGGATGATGTTAGCCAAGGAGTCAGAAGAAAAGATTAAAGAAGAAATTACTAAGAAGTATGGCGAAAAAGCGTGGGATGAAATACAAGGAATCAAGGCTAGAAAGAAGTGGGAAGAACGGCAAGATAAATACTTAGAACAACACGATAGAAGAATAATTAAAAGCGTTATGGCATTGTGTTATATATTTGCAGCTTGGGTTGCTTACGAATGTACTTGGGGAATGTGG